CGTCGCCTGATGGCTAATAACTACACCTTCTCCGAAACGGCATCTACTCATGCAGAATTGGAGAAGTACCGGACAGAAAGCAGCAGTTCGCTGTCTTTCGCACGCTACTATCTGGAGGCTGCACCCGATGCCGTCTGTGTGCGTGATGATGTATATGAGCAGTACAAGCATTATTGCATGGATTCCGGCTTTAAGAACATGTCACAGATTGCGTTCAACAAGGAAATTGAAGCAAGGTTCCCGTCGATCCAGCGCGGCAGGGACAGGGTATCCAAGCGCCGCATTTGGAAAGGCCTCCGGTTTGTGCCGGATGGTCTGGAAATCGACGCCTGACCACACAAACCGGACATACCGGACTTTCCTCTATTCTTCTCTAAATATATTCCATAGATGAAAGACGGAAAAGGGACGAATATAAAGATATATATGACCCACTGGAAATCCGGTATGTCCGGCATAAATGGCCGAAAGAGATATTGTGGCCGCCATTCTGCGGCTGCTCAAGAAAACGCCGAACTGCTTCTGCTGGAAGGAGCATGGCGGGATGTATGGGACGGCAGGCATCCCGGATATAATCGCCTGCATTAACGGGAGGTTTGTAGCCTTCGAGGTCAAGACCGAAACCGGCAAGTTGACAAAGCTACAGGAAATCACACTTCAAAAAATCCGCGATGCAAATGGACAAGCCTTCAAAGTGACATCGGCGGCGGAGGTGGCTGCCATATTGAAAGAATTGGAGGTGTGTGCATGACAACAATTCATACGACCGAAGAAAGCCGCGCCAAGGAATTTCTTGGCCGGGTGGGCCGGATAGAGCGCAGACTCAAGTGGAAGAAAACGCAGGTCGAGTCCTTACGAAATCTGGCCACTGGCTGCTCGGCGCAGATCAGCGATATGCCCCGCAGTGATTCGCCTAACCTCCAGCGGCTGGAAACGCTGGTGTGTAAAATTGCAGATCTGGATGCCGCCGTCAAACAAGATGAAGCAGATCTGGCAGCAGCGAAGATTGACTTGGCCCTGATGATATGCCGCGTACCCAATGAGCTCCAGCAGGCAATCCTTACAGCGCGGTATATGGAATGCAAAACTTGGTCAATCGTTATTGAAGAAACAGGAATCAGCAGAAGCGGTGTATTCAGTCACCATGAGGATGCCCTTTGCTGGGTTGAATCACTGCTGGCCGAGGATGCAAGATGCGGTAACAAATAAGTCTGGACTCATTTGGACTCCGTTTGGACTGTGGTTGGACTATGGCTGGACTTGAATTGGACTATTGCACTATGAGATAATGTATACTGTCAAGGATGATAGGCAAGGCCATCGTGAGAAATCGCGGTGGCCTTTTGTTATGGAGGAATCTATGCCCAGGAAGCCGAAGAAGCCCTGCCGCTATCCCGGCTGCCCGGAGCTTACGGATGCTCTGTATTGTCCTGCGCACCAGAAGCTGGTCACATCCCAGTACAATCGCCACGGTCGAACACCTGCTATGAAGAAAAGGTACAACGGCGTGTGGCCAGCTATTCGTCGCAGGCACATTACAGCGTATCCGCTCTGCGAAGTATGCAGGCGGGAGGGCCGGATCACGGCGGCGCAGGAAGTACACCACATTATCCCGCTGGCAGATGGCGGCACCCATGATGAAGATAACCTCATGTCGCTGTGCAAGCCCTGCCATTCGAGGATCACCGCCAAGGAAGGCGGACGATGGGCCTCCGGAGGGGGCTCCAAAATCTCAAATTGAATTGCATCACATAGCGGGGCCGCCCCTTCGCGTGAATTTTCGCGCTTTCAAAAAGGGTATATAGGGCCTCGCTTTTGTTGTCCTCAGGAGGTGAAATCATGGCAAACGGACAGGGCGGCGCTCGCATCGGAGCAGGCCGCAAGAAAAAGGCGCTGGCGGATAACATCGCTGAGGGCAATCCGGGCAAGCGCAAGCTGACCGTTCTGGATTTCACCGACAGCGCATCTGACCTCGAAGGCCAGTCCATGCCGCAGCCCAAAGCGTTTCTCGCCGCCAAGCAAAAGAACGGCAAGGATCTGGTCGCCATGCAGGTCTATGAGGAAACGTGGAAATGGCTGGCCGAGCGGAATTGCGCCCAGCTGATCCCGGCACAGATTCTGGAGCAGTACGCCATGGCGATCTCCCGCTGGATTCAGTGCGAGGAATGTATCACAGAATATGGTTTCCTTGCCAAGCACCCGACCACGGGCAACGCGATTCCGTCACCCTATGTGGCCATGAGCCAGAGCTTTTCCAAGCAGGCTAATACCCTGTGGTATCAGATTTACCAAGTTGTCCGCGAAAACTGCTCCGTGGAATTCAAGGGCGCAACGCCCCACGACGATATGATGGAACGCCTGCTCTCTGCCAGGCGCGGAGGTTAATCGATGAATATTCAAAACTTATCTTTGACCGACATCCGGCCCTATGCCCGGAACCCTCGTAAGAATGACGAGGCAGTCAAGAATGTCGCCGCCAGCATCCGGGAGTTCGGATTCCTTGTGCCGCTGGTGATCGATGCCAACCATGAGATTGTGGCCGGTCATACCCGATACAAGGCAGCCCAGTCCCTCGGGATGAAAACCGTGCCGTGCGTCATCGCGGACGAATTGACCGAGGATCAGATTCGGGCCTTCCGTCTGGCGGACAATAAGGTCAGCGAGGCCGCCCAGTGGGACATGGATTTGCTGCCACTGGAATTGGCGGACATTGTGATGCCCATGGCCGACTTCGGCTTTGAAGTGATTTCGGATGATGATTTCTCCGAGAATTTCACGCTGGACGATGGCGAGAAAAAGCCCTTCCAGCAGATTTCCATTACCGTCCATGACGAGCAGGCGAAGCTCATTCTGGCGGCGATCAAGTATGTGTATGACCAGAAGGCCGTGACGGAGACGTTCACCAACGAAAACCACAACGGCAACGGTCTGTATGAGGTGGTGAGACAATGGGCCGCGCAAAAGAAATTGTTATGAAGGTGATCCCCTCCAGCATCGCTAACCCGTTCATCAAGGCTCACCATTACAGCGGCAAGGTCGTGAATAATTCGAAGCTCCACTTCGGCGTATTCCTCGACGGTCAGCTTCATGGCGTCATGAGCTACGGCCCGTCGCTGGATAAAAGCAAGATCATCGGTCTGGTGGAGGGAACCGGCTGGAATGAATTTCTGGAACTGAACCGCATGGCATTTGACTCCGTGCTGCCGCGCAACAGCGAGAGCCGGGCCATTTCCATGAGTATCAAGCTGCTCAAGAAGTACGCCCCGCAGGTCAAATGGATTATCTCCTTTGCGGATGCCTGCTCCTGCGGCGACGGCACCATCTATCGCGCCAGCAATTTCGTGCTCACCGGCATCAAGGAAAACCTGAACCTTGCCGAGCTGCCGGACGGTACGCGCATCCATAAGATGACGCTGGCCAGCAATCCCACCACGCCGCGCAAGGAACTGGGCGGTCTTACCTTTTTCGATGTAACTGGCGGCACCTACAATTTCAATAAATACCTCGACTATGTAGGCGCGAAGCCGATTCCCGGCTTCCAGCTTCGGTATATGTACTTCATTGATCCCAAATGTAGAAAAAAGCTAACCGTTCCGGAGATTCCATTCTCCAGAATCGATGAGCTTGGTGCTGGTATGTACAAAGGGGAAAAAGTTCTCCAATCAGTCCGTCACGCCATCGTCACCGAATAACGACTCCCACTCGTCATTCTCGATCCACCAGCCGCTGCCGTCCCGGTATCCGTTACGAAGCATGAATGGTTTGACGATGTAATACTTTCCGATGCCAGAAAGCGTGTGTTTCGCTTTGCCAGAATCGTTTTCTGCTTTCAAGATGTTCCATATACGCTGGTAAGTAACTTCTTCTACGTCAAGCCAAGCGTCATAGGCTTCATCTATCCACGGATCGTTTTCGTCCAATTCATGTCTCAGCGAACCGACGTGATTTGATACAGCGGCATGAACAGCAGCGATTGTTTTTTCATCACTTACGGATGCAAACCATCGCAATGCTTCTGAGGGAGTATAGCCTGTGAGCGGTTCTTTTTGAATGATGTACAGAGGTAGTTGATTCATACGATACAGCCAATTTTTGTGCTTGGCACGGCACATGAGATATAGAAATTATATCACATTTGTTTCTGCCAAGCAATCATGCGCGGATAGGCTAACAGTAAACCGCCCACCATTCCCGGTGGGAATCGGAGGTGCGACACCATCCTCCGCGCTCCATTTGAAACGAGGTGCCTATGGAACTCTGGCAATTACAGCAAAAGCAAAGCCTCCCGCTGGAGGCTAAGATAGCGATGACGCAGCAGCGCATCCGCGAGTGGTATGAACACTCGGACGGCGAGGTCTATGTTTC